TATTTTTAATCGTCACGCAGCAATGGGCTTTGTGATTGTTCCGTCTCAACCTTTCGGATACAACTATCTGGGAGGGAAACTCCTGGCACTCCTGTGCTGCTCTCACTTCGCCCGTGAGACGCTTAATCGGGTCTTTGAGAAGGACATTGCCCTTTTTGAAACAACGTCTCTCTACGGGTCTACTACAGATGCCTCACAGTACGATGGCCTAAAACCCTTTATGCGATACAAGGGTCTGACTGAGAGTAAGTTTTTACCTCTTCTACACGATGAGGCATTTCACCGCCTTCACGACCGTTTCACAGTGTTGAATAACAATCAACCACTGACGGACAAGAAAGCATCATCCAAGAAGATGAAGAGGCAGACCAAGATGATTTCCATCATCAAGAACTCATTGCAAGACCAGGAGAAACTCTCCACCTTCAATGAAGTAATTGATGCAGCATTCGCGCTGACTCAGAAGAAAAGATTTTATATCTGTGAGTATGGATATTCAAATGTCCGTGAGGTCATTCTGGGAGAGCAAGAAGAACTGATTCGTGGTCCTAACTGGGATAAGTTCTATCTGGAGAACATTATTGATTGGTGGAAGAAGAAAGCAACCAAGCGTTATGAGAAACTCAAAGAAGAAGGTAGGTTCAGAACAAAGGTCGAACTCTGGACAGATGATGATGACATTCAAATTATTCGCTAATGGAACTGAAAGACTGGTTAAACTCAATAAACTTTAATAAGGAAAATCTTATTGAAGAAAACCGCGATATCGTTAAACAATATCCTCCATATATTATCAATCGCTGCTTGTCTGGCCACCTGGACTGCATTATGTTTGCTAACGAAATGAATAGGTATCATTTCCTAGACAAAGATATGCAATATTCCTTTTTCCTAAATACTTTGAGGAAAAAGAAGAGATTCTCTCCCTGGCTTAAAAAAGAAAAGGTCACAGACTTAGAATGTGTCAAAAAATATTATGGGTATGGTAATGAAAAAGCATCTCAAGCTCTGAAAATTCTTACAAAGGAACAAATCAACTTTATTAAACAACGACTTGACATTGGAGGAAACAAATGACTGTAGAACCTACTGTAGAATGGTCTCAGGACAAAATGATTGAAGTGGTTCTTAACGAACCAGATGACTTTTTGAAGGTTCGTGAAACTCTGACACGTATTGGAGTTGCATCACGGAAGGAAAAGAAACTCTATCAGTCTTGCCATATTCTTCATAAACAAGGACGTTACTTTATCGTTCACTTTAAGGAACTGTTTGCCCTTGACGGTAAGCACGCTAACCTGACTGTGAATGATGTTCAGCGTCGTAATCGCATTGCACGTTTGCTTGCAGATTGGGGACTGATTACGATTGTCAAGGAAGATAGTGTTGCAGATATTGCTCCTTTGAATCAGATTAAAGTTCTGGCATACAAGGATAAGAATGATTGGGTGTTGGAACAAAAGTATAACATTGGTAAGAAAGGAAAGACCCAGGAAACCGAATAAATAGAACGTCGCTCTTTCGTGCGCGACACGCTACATACGGAATATACGCTACAAATGGAGGGGTAACCACACCCCTCTTTTTTTGTTTTCTTGTATAATTAGTAGTGGATGCCGAAAGGATCCACACAAACAAACTCGCTTTTAAAGGAGCTACAATAATGACCAACCTCACAAGGTATGCTACTGCAGATCTTCCTGCCCTGCTTGATAAGATAAATAGACATAGTATTGGAATGGATGAATACTTCGATCGTCTGTTTAAACTTCACGAAACAACATCGAATTATCCTCCATACAATCTAGTTCAAGTCAGTAATGTAGAATCTCGACTTGAACTTGCACTTGCAGGATTTCGGAAGGCAGAAGTCAATGTTTACACTCAAGATGGCAAACTCTTTGTGGAGGGCCAAAAAGAAGATAAAGAAACGGAAACTAACTACTTGCACAAAGGTCTGGCTCAACGGTCTTTTACACGAGCGTGGACACTCTCTGATGACACGGAAGTTAGATCAGTTGATTTTGAGGATGGGCTTTTGACAATTACTCTTGGTAAGATTGTTCCAGAGCATCATCAACGCAAAGATTGGTTCTAAATAGAACTGAATATCGTCGGCGCGGGAAGCACCTGGCAAAATCCAGGTTGACTTCCCCATTTTTTTCTTCTATAATACTCAAAGGAATACGTAAATTATGGCTGTTAAAGTTCTGGTACTGAAGTCTGGTGAAGACGTGATTGCGGACGTTCAGGAGATGTTGTCATCTGATGAAAAAGTTATTGGATATTTCTTGACCAAACCCTGTGTCGTCAAGTTGATTAATAAAGGTAACTTGACTCCCGAAGAAACTGATCCAAAGTCTGAGCGCAAGTCTGAATTGTCTGTGACGATGTTTCCCTGGATGCCACTTGCACGAGAAAAATCAATTCCACTCACAGCAGAATGGGTAGTAACAATGGTTACTCCTGTAGAAAAAATTTACAATATGTTTGTAGAGGACATTTTAAATGACGGAAACATTCCAAAAGAAACAGATCAAACTGGTAGTTCTGACGAATGATCAGAAACTAGTTACTCAAATTGAAGAAGTCCTAGCTGAACTTGGAGATCCCAATTGCAGACTTGTTAATCCATATCAAGTTGGTCCAAATGATACACTGTCTCCGTGGTTGAGCGATTGCACTACTCAAGACACTTTTATGATATCATCAGATAAGATTCTGACTCTTACTGATCCTCGTCCTGTTCTACTTGAAAAATACGAAAGTCTTACTAAATGAAGTTCTACACTAATGTTCAATTGATTGGTAATCAATTTTTGGTTCGTGGAGTTGATAACGGAAAAAGATTTGAATTCCGTGATGAGTTTTTCCCCACACTGTTTGTAAAAACTAAAAAAGATTCCAAGTACAGGACATTAACAGGTGAAGCAGTAGAACCAATTCATCCTGGCACCGTTCGGGACTGTCGTGAATTTTATAAGAAGTATGATGAGGTTGATGGATTCGGCATCTATGGAAATGACCGATACATCTATCAATACATCTCAGAGAAATATCCAGAGGACGAAATCAAGTTCGACATTAGTAAAATCAAACTTGTAACTCTGGACATTGAGGTCGCTTCTGAGGAAGGATTTCCTGATGTTGAGTCCTGCTCAGAAGAAATCCTTGCGATTACCATTCAGGACTACACCACCAAGAAGATTACGACTTGGGGAGCTAAACCTTTTGCAAATAAGCAAGAGAATGTAACTTATCACCATTGTCCTACAGAACACGAACTTCTCAGTTCTTTCATTAACTATTGGATGGTTGATGTTCCTGATGTGGTGACTGGTTGGAACATTCAGTTGTATGACATTCCATATATCTGCAAGCGTCTCAACAGAGTGCTTGGAGAGAAACTGATGAAGAGGTTCTCCAACTGGGGCCTTGTGACTGAGGATGAAGTCTATATCAATGGTCGCAAACACGCCACCTTTGATGTGGGTGGATTGACTCAACTTGACTACCTTGATTTATACAAAAAGTTTACATATAAGGCACAAGAATCATATCGTCTTGACTACATAGCTGAGGTGGAACTGGGACAGAAAAAACTAGACCACAGCGAGTTTGACACCTTTAAAGATTTCTATACGAAAGGGTGGCAGAAGTTCATTGAATATAACATTGTTGACGTAGAACTTGTTGACCGAATGGAAGACAAGATGAAACTGATTGAACTTGCGTTGACTATGGCATATGACGCCAAGGTTAATTATGCTGATGTTTTCTATCAGGTGAGGATGTGGGATAATATCATTTACAATTATCTTAAGAAACGCAACATTGTTATTCCCCCAAAGAATAAATCATCAAAGAACGAAAAATACGCGGGGGCGTATGTCAAGGAACCGATTCCTGGGATGTATGATTGGGTGGTCAGTTTTGACCTTAATTCCCTGTATCCTCATCTTATCATGCAATACAACATCTCACCAGAAACATTACTTGATGAGAGGCATCCAACGGCAACGGTTGACAATATTCTTAATGAACAAATAAATTTTGAGTTGTATAAGGACTATGCCGTTTGTGCCAATGGTGCAATGTTCCGTAAAGATGTTCGTGGGTTTCTTCCAGAGCTCATGGAGAAGATGTATGGCGACCGTGTGATCTTTAAGAAGAAAATGCTCCAGGCAAAGCAGCAGTATGAAAAGACACCAACTAAAGCACTGGAGAAAGAGATTGCACGGTGCAATAACATCCAAATGGCCAAGAAGATTTCTCTTAACTCTGCTTATGGCGCTATCGGTAACCAGTACTTTAGATATTATAAACTTGCGAATGCAGAGGCAATTACACTTTCTGGGCAAGTCTCTATCCGCTGGATTGAGAATAAGATGAATACATATCTCAACAAATTATTAAAAACTAGTGAGGTTGATTATGTTATTGCTTCAGATACTGATTCCATTTATCTTAATATGGGTCCTCTCGTTGACACTATATTCAAAGGGAGAGAGAAAACTACTCAAGGCATTGTTTCGTTCCTTGATAAGATCTGTCAAGTGGAACTTGAAAAGTATATTGAAAGTTCTTACCAAGAATTGGCGTCCTATGTGAATGCCTATGATCAAAAGATGCAGATGAAGCGAGAGAATATTGCTGAACGTGGTATCTGGACTGCCAAGAAGCGTTATATTCTCAATGTGTGGAACAGTGAGGGAGTTCAGTATACTGAGCCTAAACTGAAGATGATGGGCATTGAAGCAGTTAAGTCGTCTACTCCTGCACCCTGTCGTAAGATGATTAAGAGTGGTCTTAACCTGATGATGAGTGGAACCGAAGATGAAGTGATTGATTTCATTGAAAAGTGTCGCCGTGAATTTAAAACACTTCCTCCAGAAGCTATTGCTTTCCCACGAACTGCATCAGATGTTCAGAAGTATCATTCTCCTGCAAGCATCTATCAAAAGGGAACACCCATTCACGTTCGTGGAGCACTTCTTTTCAATCATTATGTGAAACAAGAGAAGTTGTCAAATAAATATTCACTCATTCAGAATGGAGAGAAAATTAAGTTTCTCTATTTGAAAAAACCGAATAGCATACACGAGAATGTAATCTCCTTTATACAAGACTTTCCGAAAGAATTGAACCTTGACAAGTACATTGATTATGACTTACAATTTGAGAAAAGTTTTGTAGAACCACTCAAAGCAATCCTAGATGCGATTGGTTGGAGTGTTGAAAAAACTGTAAACCTTGAATCATTTTTCTCTTAATGGATCTTCCTATTAATGACAGAGAGCTTGCGACTATCGTGAGCGCACTGCATCTTGGTGGTGATAGTGCTCTATATCAAAAACTGAAACTAGTTAAAGAAATCCGCGAGGAGAATCCTGGTGGACCTTACAAAAAAATTCTTCGTGAACAATACGGGATGGTAGCGTGATGATTAAAGTTAAGTATTATCTTAAAGAGTTTCCAAACACAACACTCTTTAAGTTTTTTAAAACTGAAGAAGCAGTAGAGATGTTTAAATCTGAACATCCAGATTATGTTTTTATTGGTGATAAGTGATGGACTTCTTGAAAGAAATTGTAAAAGAAATTGGTGATGAATACACTAAACTTGCGGTAGACATAGACGAGACAGAAAGTTATGT